AGCAACAAATATTCGGCCTTGTCGACGAACTGCTCCATCACCCGCGTGTTCACCTGGCTCCAAAACGCACCAGTGCCCATTGTGGGGCGAATCCCAAGCGGCATGAGTGCCTGAGCCCAGGCGAAATGGTTGGCAGTAAAACTCAACCTGGGCATCGACAGGATGGCTTCCACACGGATGTCAACTTCCGTGCCGCCGACCTTGACCAGCATGCGTGCCTCAACAAAAGAGAGCGGGCCGCCCCGTTGTGGAGCGGCCCGCCCAGTTTGCACATCACGTCAAGCCGTCAGGCTCACGCACCGACCAGGCCGATGATCGGGCCGGCCACCGTCGAGGTGCCGAGGTTGGCGTGCGTGATCGCCACGCGAGCCACCGCACGGATCACGGTCTGGTCGCTCAGGAAGTTCACCTGATCGCTGGACGCGATTTCGATGGCCTGGCGGATGCCGTAGTAGCTCGAGTTCGCCATGTTCCCGTAAAGGGCCATGATCGCACCCGTCGAGTCCGCGCCGCTCGGGAGCCGGTCGGTGAGAACCACCGGCGAACCCAGGAAGGTCGGACCCATGCCAGCCGCCATGCCGACCGACCCGCCCTGGGCGAGATCGAGATTCTGCATGCAGGTGGCGAAGAAGAACGGCGAGCAGAACCACTTGGCACCCTGACGCGAGTGCTGCGGAACCGCAGCCATCATCGCCAGGAGGTTGG